GTATAGAAAAAGCACCCCGGAGGGTGCCTTACTTTATTTCATTTCTGATAGAATTCGCAAAATTTCTTCGTACTGTATTCGCGGAACGCATACAAAATCTTCTTCCGATCCTTTTAAAATATATTTCCCATTCATGAGCAATGCATCTTTTATGCGGCTTGCGAAATCATCTTTCTCCTGCTTCAGGACCATCGGGACTCCCATAGGACCTCTCGGACATCCTTTGTGTGTTTTACATAAATCCAATAATGCTGGGCTCATTAATACCGTGCATTCATTTAAGCGCTCGTATGTTTTTGTATACATGATTACCACCTCAGATCTTTTTAATTAGGTATTCAGGATTGTAATTCGCATCTTTCGCAAGCTTTGCTCCTGGACGATATCTTTCATCCGGTTCATTTTCCACATACTGATTTGCATCCGAAAAATAATGTGGGTATAGATTCCAAACAACTGCAAGAGATAGCGCCGTGCAAATAGCTTCTTCCCTATTGTCTGCATGCGGCTTATTAATTCCATATTTGCAATAGAATAGATAATGTGTATATTCATGTGCAAATTGAAAAGCAATTTGTCCATCTGAGCTTGCCTCTGATATTCCAAGTTTTATTATCAGAAATTTTCCAAATACTGGTGTTGTAACTGGCACATATCCTGTATTTTCTGTCCCATTATCAACATATACGTCTATGTCTTGTTGAATGATATCTAACGTATATGCCATCATATACGACCTCACTCTGCAAACCGTTTGGATAAACGTTTCGCAATTGCTCAATCCTTTATATTCTGCCAAATTCCCATTAATTTCAAATTGTCCCATACTTCCAATCTCCTTTTTTGAAAAGGATATCTTACTTGACACATTTTTTCAATGGATTTTTAAAACGCCCGGCATCTCTGCCAGGCGCATACGCATCTGCAGGCCTCAGTCTGGTGTGACCTGCTGCCAGATCAGCTCTGACAAGCTCCTGAACTACTTTTGCCTGTCCAGGTAGGCGGGCTGTTGTACCGCCATTATCGGCGATCGGACCGGAAGGATTCGAACCCTCGCTTTCCAGGCGTTGACTAGTCATCTGGCCGCTCTCCCATTAAGCTACGCTCCGAAGTGGGTGACGGTTCTTGGACTGGCTGACCGTCTAAGCCATCCGGTTATCTTTCAGCACTTCGATAACCGGATCAAGGAGGTGATTTGTTGTTCATCTACTAAACCCATTTACACTATATCACAGGTAGAGTGTGCATTTCTATGAACACTTTATCTATTTTATTTCAAAATTTTCAAGTGCTCTTCCATGGATTTTTAATACTCCCCGGTAGCTATATTTCATTTTTTCCGCTACTCCTTCCCATTTCATCCCCTTTATGTACCTCATCCTCAGTACTTCCTTCTCGTCCTCGTCTTTCATGCAGCGGATCCGCATTTCTATTCCACGATAGATTTTTATTCTTTCCAGGCGTTCTTCCTTCAGATCTTCGATCGCCGCGTCAATCTCTGCCATATAATCCGACAGATCTGTCTGACTGCTGCCACGTGGCATCCCATCATTGCACACGCTCGGAAACATTTTGTCCGCCCGAAGTCTTTGTATCTCGTCCAGAATCTCCTGTTCCCTTCTTACCGCTCTCCGGTACCTTCTCAGGAATTCCTTTTTCTTTTCGTTTTCCGTCATCTCCTGCAACGGTATCACCTCCCCATGAATACTTCCGTTTACTTTTCCTGTCCCTAACCGTAATACCGATCAATTCCATACCCACTATATCAAGGAGCCTACTTATCAGCTTCAGCAGCTCCCAGATATGTTCCGGAAGATATCCTGCATTATGTATCGCCTTTTCTGCTGTTGGATCCTTGTATCCTTCACTATTCATCTGGCACCTCCCATTTACCTACTGCTTTTCTAACTTCATCCATCTCACACATTCCAACATCTCCAATAGTAAGATCTCCCCAGCTGCATGTATCGCAGTCTTTTCCCGACATGGCATATACCTTTCTTGAGCAATCACAAAAATCTTTAACCATCTCTCCTGTGATCCTGACAGATATCCGAAGTTTATCTGATTTTGTCGGTATACAAATTATCTTTTCCACCGTAAAACGCCTCCTACATCCATTCTCTGTGCTGAGCATCTTCTCTCTTCATCGTGATCCCGCACTCATCACGCAGTACTTCCTGGATATCCTCCAGAGTCATTCTTCCAGCCTCGAAAAGTTTATACTGCCTCTCCCATTCATCAATAAAACGTTCTTCCCGGCTTTTTCCATCAACTTCTTTCTTCATGAGCATTCCGAACTTATCATGGATGATCAACGCTGCGATTCCAACTACCTTCATCAGCAGCTCATCTGTGATCAGATCTGCCATGTCCTTTTTCATCTGCTGGATCTGGGCGATTGTCATTACTCGGGTGACTTCTTTCTTTTCCTGTCCACGCATCTCCCGGCGTCTCTCTGCTCTACTCATCCAGAACACCTCCCACAATCATCGCTGGCTGCTCCGAAGCATCCGTGACACTTATTTCCTTCTGGCAACGTTTTATATTTTTTCTTCTCCGGCAATCGTTTTAACGGACAATTTTCTATCAGCCTGCTGAAACTGTCTGCATTAAAATTAGCATCATCTTCCTGCATTATACACTCGTCTGATCCGGTTAATAATGGACATACGGTGCAGTTTTCTGGTGTATCTATTACTAATACTGATTTACTCATTCTTCCTCACTCCAATCTATATGCTGTCCACAATTTGGGCAATAATCATAATCATCATAATCAACCTCAAATCTTGATCCACAGTGATGGCAAATCCATGAATCCTCTACCGTCATTGTGTGTGCATTCAGTTGTATCGCACGCTACCGACATCACTCATCCCATCCGATCTGTTTCAGAATTCCCTCGATGTCGACGTGGCGGCCGGTCTTTTTGAGACTGCTTCTTTGATAATACCCAATATCACCATCCACAAACAATAAAGAACAATATCCATATTCATCTACGTCTCTTGTCACAATTCCTTCATAAACAGAGACTGTTACTACATCCCCGACCTTAATCTCTTTCTCCACTTCCCACGCTTTGATTTTTGCTTTGGCTTGCTGTGGAGTTAATTCCATCAGTTTCGAAAACGACCATCCTTTTCCAAAAATATCATCTAATTCCGCATTTGAGTAATTAGCAAATAAATTCTTCGCAATCTCCCATGCTTCCTCTGCGGTCATATCTGGCTTCTGGATAATATCCGATTCTCTCAGGGCAATAGACCTTGCTTTATTTTTGTGACTGACATTTACTGCTTCATACGGATAATTGTTTTTTTCATAAACTTCGCTTATCCTTACTTTTGCAATTACTTCATCTCCAACCTTATATCCCATCATTTTTCTCCTTTCGCCATATAACCCTCACACGCTTCCTCATCATTCCGCACCAGCTTCTCATGCTCCTCACAAAACCCCACACCTTCATGACAGGTGCGGATAAGCCAGTAGCATGTGTTACATTCTCTTTCGCTCACTATTCATCTCTCCAATCCTCTCAATGCCATCCACAGTACCCAGCCGACTAACCAGCTTATGATGTATCCCATGATTACCTCCTATTTGCCTGTCCACACCGATATCCGCACGTTTTCGTGCATCCGATACAACACTGTTCCTTGCACATTTCCATTTCCAGTCCTTCTTCCAGAATATCGTGCGCCATCAGCGACAACGCATTGATATGAGCATCACATCCGGTTTCTGTCATCCACTGGCATTCATACAGCTTTATCCGCTCTTCCATCTGTTTTCTGTCAATGCACGCTTCACAGCCCATGGCATCTTTGATTGCGCAACTGATATATCCGTCCTGGAATACCTGTATGTTACAGTCTACGCATTCTTCTATCTCACTGCCTTCATACTTTACGAATTTCTCACAGTAATGTACCGGATAGAACACTCCTCCTCTGCACCAGTGTGCCTGTTCCCCAGGCTTGTTCCAATTACTCCATGCTGTTCGTGGCGGCCGATCTGGATGAGCCTTGTTATATGGATTTTCTTTCGCCCGGAGATTGTCATAGCAGCCACCATATGGACATCTAGCACTCCACCAATACAGGCATCTCCGGCAAACGCATGATGAGCAACAAGGAATTTTTCCGTCTCTTGTGGATATGTAATCTTCCATGGAAATCTGACCGTCAATCTGTTTCATGTCCCACTCCTATCCGAACGCAACCTGTCCATTCCGCTGCATATATACCATTGGTGCCGGCTGTCTCTTTCCTACTTTCAGATACGGACAATTTGCAGATACCAACGTTTCTGCCATAATAGGTACTACACTGTTTCCAATGCGCTTAACCTGTTCACATACCGGATATTTCTGCCAGTTGTAATCACGATCGATGATGTAGTCTGGCGGAAATCCCTGTGCCAGCTTCAATTCCTCTGGTGTAAGCATCCGTAGGAATATATCCAGAATGGCATATTCATTTCCCAAAACAGTAATCAGCGCAAATCTATCCTTAGTCACTACTGTATGTAACGGGTCATTTAAGCTCTGTCCAATACCACATCCGTAATACTCCATAATGAACTGAGATACCCACGTAGCTTTCTGGGCTGTCTCCTCGTCAATCCCTGCGTCCTGTAGTTCTTTCCAATCCACCGCCAGAACAGATACCTGCCCGAAATGTCCGGGACTGGTTGTGATGGTATGGATTGGTTCCGCAAGGCTCTGTCCGGTACCTGACTTATAGAATTTCTCAAGAAACGCAATTACCAGTCCATATCTGTTGCTTGTGTCAATTGTCTGAAGCGGATCTGTAACAGCCTGTCCTCTTACACCTGTTTTGGTAGTTTCTGAATGATACTGGATCAGTAATGGTGTGATCAATCTGTTGTGGTCTACAGTAGTGATCGTGCTTACCGGCTGATTCATCCCACTGCCTGCACCTTTATAGTTTCCACCATAGGTTTTATCTATAAACGGAACTGCCACTGGCGTAATCACACCAAACCCATGTTTTTGTGTAATTGTCGGCATTGGCTCGTGGATACTCTGTCCCCTGAAATTTTCTCCGGAATGATTAACCTGTATGATAAACGGTTCTGGATTGTTGAACACGAATTTTTCCAGTCCTCTGGCAGTTCTCCTCATGGTGTTCTCTGCCAGTGGTTTCTTCCGTCCAAAGATGGAATTTCCAAGGTCTGAAAAATTCAGCACCGTTGATACCGGAACCCATTTCTTTTTCCCGTTTGTTCCAGCCTTGCTGTGTGTCGGCTCTGGCCATACAATAGGCTTACCATCACGCCGGAATATCGCATACCACCGTTTCCGTGTGGTGGGTGCTCCATAATCCGCCGCCACCAGTTCCCTGCTGTCAAAGTCATATCCAAGTGATTGCATGGAGTTGATAAACCGCTTATATTCCTCGCCTTTACGCTCAGAAATGATTTTGCCGTTCTCATCCAATGGCCCCCATTGCTGTATCTCTTCCACATTCTCCATGATGATTACATCTGGGAGGATTTTTCTCGCATGCTTATATACCGCCCAGGGAAGTATCCGAAGTCCTTGTTTTCTTGGCTGACCACCTTTAGCCTTGCTATGGCTCGTGCAATCCGGGCTTGCCCACATCAGAGCGACATGCTGACCACGCACATATTTTTCCAAATCAACCTTGAAAATATCCTCTGTCAGATGCAATGTCTGTGGATGATTTGTTTTATGCATTCTGATTGCCTGCACATCGTGATTGATGGCGATGTCTACCGGACGTCCAAGTGCCATTTCGATTCCTACGGATGCTCCGCCACCACCGGCGAAGCAATCTATGATTAATCCGCTCATACCATCACCTCAAGTCCTGTCCACTACCGGAATTACCAGCAACACCATTCCTGAAAGCTGTTGTCCTGCCATTCACTCCATGTGCCGGAAGAAGTCCCTTGTCAGCTTTCACACCGCTCCAATGCATGGATGTGTGGTAGAGGGAAATAAAATCATCTGTGGTGTATTCTGGTTTGTCGTGTTTCTCGGTGTAGTGTTCTGCGGCAGATTGCGTTCCGTATCCGGATGATACTGCCAGTTTGATGAATTCTTGTTTATTCATTTTCTTCTCAAGAAGCCCGGTATACCCTTGCCCCGGCCGGAGGCTGGCTCCTTTCTGTGTTATTATCCCAAAATTACAATCCTACTCACCCATATATCTCCATGTTTCATTCAATCCTTCACACCAGATGTCATACAGGCGGCTCACACTGAATATCAGTCCCGCCGATATCACGACGGCTGCAATTATCTTTTTCATTATCATCACCTCAGTGATTTGCCAGAAACACACGAAGCATTGACTCCTGCCACTGTGGTATCTGTGTTTCTTTCTCAGTTTCCTGTGAGAATTGTTTCATTTCCTCCTCGGTCGCATTTCTTGGTTCTCCGATAATCTCTATCATTTCTCTTTCTCCTGTCTATCTTACGGCTTATTTGCATCAAGAAGAGCATTTTCCAATTCTAAATAGTCGTAATCTCTTGGCGTGAAATTGCTAAACTGCGTTCCGCTACCATTTACGACTTTCAGTCTCCCCTGCTGGTTCAGATAGCTCTCAAATTTTGTCCCAAACAACGTGGAAGGACGAAGAAATTTTTCATAGTCAGTCCCTTTCCACTCCTGAACTTTTTTATCAATCACTTTCATGAAATCCTCATACTTGAATCCTTCATCGCATCTCTCGCGAATAAGTTTTCTGGTGTCTCTGGATGTCGAAAGATATTTTGCTCCGGTTTTGATGTTAAGATAATCAATCACAGCTGCGTACGGGTACTCAACTGTGGTGTCGGCACTTGTGCCGGACGATACATTATCATTTACATTTACATTATCATTTACATTTACATTATCATTTACATTTACATTTACATTATCATTTACATTAGGTTTCCGTATTTCACATTTGGGTTTTGTTTGGTTATTGTTTGGTTTCTGTTTGGTTATTGTTTGGTTATTATCAGCATCACTTTTTACAGGTCGTCCACCTTTAGCTCCGTTTTGGTATCGCTTGGTATTTGCATCAATCTGTGGTTTCGCCATTTTAAAAACGGTTTTTGCTATGCCTGGTACTTCCGGTTCTATATCATTCAGCGCGTATTCCGAAATAGCTCTGAAACATGCTGCCAGATCTGCATCCGGTAAATCTGCGATAGCCTCATAAAAACTCCTGTAAAACACAAAGCTATCCCTCATCCCGAACACCTGCTTCGTACTCTTTATATAGTTGCATCCAGTCGTCTGCTCTCATGGTGACAAGTGTCTCACAATTGTTCTTGCGGTGAAATACAGCCGGTAATTCTTCTTTTTTTGCATCCCTTACGGATTGATCCATCCAATCATACAGGGAGATCGGAAGAGCACACGTCTGAACTCC